GGTTGGAAAGCGCCGGATCATCTTCACGGACAGTCACGTGAAATTTGGGATTGGCTCGTCGATGAGCTGCAACCGATCGGCGTTCTCGCAACGGTCGATCGGCTCCTGCTCGCTTCTCTCGCGACCGCATGGGGGCGCTACCTCGAAGCCGAATTGATGCTGCGCCGTGAAGGCCGCGTCATCGCGACAACGAACAAAAACAGGGTTCCTAATCCGTGGCTGACGATCTCGCGGCAGGAACGGGAAGTGATGATCTCGCTCAGCGCTCGCTTCGGGCTGACGCCATCGGATCGGGCGAAGGTGGGCGTGCCGGATCTTCCGCCAGCGACGCCACCGGACAACGGCGGGCAGACCTCGCCGCCGGTGCAAGCGGGCGAGTTCACGGGGCTGATCGGGCGTCCGGACAAGCCGAACTAAGTCGCGCCGATCGCGTCATCGCGTTCTGCGAGAAACTGAAGATCCCGTTCGGCAAGCATCGCGGCAAGCCGCTGATCTTGCGCGAATGGCAGCGTCTTATCATCCGGGCGATCTACGATCCGGTTTGGTTCGGCACGCAGCGTCGGAAAATTCGCCGCGCGCTGATCTCGATGGCGCGGAAAAACGGGAAGACCGCGCTCATCGCCGCTCTGGTGTTGGTGCACCTGGTCGGGCCCGAAGCGACATACGGCCAGGAGATCTACTCGGCCGCGAACGACAAAGAGCAAGCAGCGATCGTGTATCGCCACGCCGCCGGCTACGTCGAACAATCCGACGAACTGTCGGAGCTCATTAAGCCGATCCCGTCGCGCAAGCGCCTGGTCTGCAAACTGTTCGGCAGCTTCTATGCCGCGCTGTCTTCCGACGCGAAGACGAAGCACGGCTTGAACCCGGCAGTCTGGATTTACGACGAGCTCGGCCAAACGACGAAAGCCGAGCTTTACGAAGCGCTCGACACATCGCAGGGCGCACAAGACGAGCCGCTTGGCATCGTGATCTCGACGCAAGCCGTCGATCCGAACTCGCTCATGTCGCAGCTCGTCGAAGATGGCCGCCAGCTCAACGCCGGCGTCGTCGAAGACGAGACGCGCGTCGCGATCATTTACGAGGTGCCGCAAGACGCGGATCCATTCCTCGAAGCAAATTGGATGCTGGCGAATCCAGCGCTCGGCGACTTCCTCTCGATCGAGGACATGCGCGCCGAAGCTGCGCTCGCAAAACGCCTGCCGTCACGCGCCGCATCGTTTCGCAATCTCCGTCTGAACCAACAGGTCAGCGGACTCGACAACATCATCGGTCGTGAAGACTGGGAAGCATGCGGCGGTGTCGTTGATCGCGCGTCGCTGCGGGGCAAACGTTGCTACGGCGCGCTCGATCTTTCGAAGCGCTTCGACTTGACGGCGTTCGAGCTGGTCTTCCCGCTCGAAGACGAAACGCGCGCAGTCATCAGCAATATCTGGACGCCCGAGTGGGCGCTCGCGGAGCGCGCCGAAAAGGACAAGGCGCACTATCCGAAGTGGCGCGACGAAGGTCACTTGATCGTCGTACCTGGCCGCTCGATCGATTATCGGTACGTCGCGAAAGCGATCGGCGAAGCGCAGGCTGAATTCGATCTGCAGGCGATCGCTTACGACCGCTGGCGCATCGAAGATCTGAAGGGCGCCCTCGACGACGAAGGCATCTTGCACTTCGTTGAAGGTCGCGACGAAGACAACGGAGGCATCAAGCTTGTGCCGTTCGGCCAGGGCTTCAAAGACATGGGCCCCGCGGTCGATGCGCTCGAGGAAATCGCGGTTCAGCACCTCTTGCGCCATGGCGACAACCCCGTGCTCACGTGGGCGATCTCGAACGCTGTCGCGACAAACGACCCGACCGGCGCCCGCAAACTCGACAAGTCCCGAGCGCGAAGCCGCATCGACCCTGCCGTCACTTTGGTGATGGCGAACAGCTTGGCGACACGCGCCGGCGCACGCGCCGACACGTCGAGTATTTACGATCATATCGACGAACTCCGCGCGATTATCCGCGGCGGTTCGGAGAACACGGAAAAACGCGTCGAAGACGATGAAGAGGAAACCGACTCGCGATGGAGAGCGTAAAACCTCGCGGCGGCTTCTTTGGCGCAGCTACCCGCGCTTGGAATCGGATCACGTCGCCGCAACCGATTGACGGCTGGGCTGTGCCCGTTGGCGGTGCTCGCATTCCGGGCGTTCGTCTCAGTCACTGGCAGCAAGCGCTGCAGGTGCCGGCGGTGTGGCGCGCGGTCAATCTGATCTCGTCGTCGATCGCGATGCTGCCGTGGAATGTCAACAAGCTCGACGCCGACGGCAAGATCACGGCGCAAGAAGCGAACCCGATTCATTGGATGCTGCACGACGCACCCAATGACGAGATGGGCGCCTTCGTCTTTCGTCAGACGATCATCAGCCACTCGATCGGCCAAGGTAACGGCTACGCCGAAATCGAACGCAATAAGCGCGGCACACCGATTGCGCTGTGGCTCATCGATGATCCGGATCGCGTCACGCCTGGCCGTTCACGCGAGACTGGCAAGATCATGTACGCCGTGCGCCAGGCTGGCGGCGGTGTCGTCTATCTCGACGCACGCGACATGTTCCACGTGCATGGCCTCGCGACTGACGGTCACGTCGGCATCGGCATCATGGAAGTCGCGGCGCGCTCGCTCGCAGTGAACATCGCGCTCGACAAGGTTTCGGAGAAATACTTCACGCAGGGCATGCGGACGCCCGGCTTCCTGAAGATGAAGAGCGGCGCGGCCGGCTTGGAGTCATTCAAGGAAATCATGAAAGTGATCCGCGAGGAATTCACGGGGCTGAACAACTTCGAGCTCCCGATCCCGATCGACAAAGACAGCGAATTCGTTCCGGCCGGTTCAAACCTGAACGACGCGCAGTTCATCGATCTTCGCAAGTTTGGCGTGCTCGACATCGCGCGCTGGTTCGGCGTGCCGCCTCACCTGCTTTACGATTTGGACAAGGCGACGTTCTCGAACATCGAGAGCCAGGATCGCACGTTCCTGAAGTACGGCCTGCTGCCGCGTATCAAGCCCTTCGAGGAAGAGGCGAACCGCAAGCTGCTCTCGAACCGTCATGGCGGGCTTTATTCGAAGATGGATGTCGGCGCATTCGAGCAAGGCGACAGCGCAGCGTTCGGCGCGTTCGCGAAGATGATGTCGGATGTCGGCGCCTACTCGCCGAACGACATTCTTCGCAAGCTCGGTGAGTCAACGATCGGCCCCGAAGGCGATCAGCGCACGAAGCAAGCTCAGTATCAGCCGATCGGCGGCGACACGAAGCCGCCGGCGTCAAACGACCCGCCGCCAGCGGATCCGAAAACCAAGCCTAACGGCGCGTATCCGAACGGAGCCGCACATTGACCATCCGCTTTCTGAACAAGGGTAAGAACGCGGCTGAAATCCTGATCTACAGCGACATCGGCGAAAGCTGGTGGGGCGACGGGATGACGGCCAAGAAGTTCAGCGAAGAGCTGAAAGCCCTGGGCGCCGTCGACACGATCGATGTGCGCATCAACAGCTACGGCGGCGACGTTTTCGACGGCCTCGCCATTCACCGCCAGCTGATCGATCACGGCGCCGAAGTCACGACGCACGTCGATGGCATCGGCGCTTCGATCGCCTCGGTGATCGCGATGGCCGGCAAGACGATCAACATCAGCGAGTCCGGCTTCCTGATGATCCACGACGCGTGGACGATCGCGATCGGCAACGCCGAAGAGCTGCGTGCCGTTGCAGAGCGCGTCGATGCAACTTCTGCCGCGATCTGCGAAGTTTACGCGGCGCGCAGCGGCAAGTCCGAAGAGCAAGTGCGCGAGTGGATGAAGGCTGAGACCTGGTTCACCGGCAAAGAGGCCGTCGCCAACAAGCTTTGCGACGCCGTCGCTGAGAACGTGAAGGTTGCGGCGCGGAGTCGTCCTGAGTGGGCGAAGTTCGCGAAAGCGCCGTTGGCGCTTGGTGCCGCCCCGGCAAATGACGAGCGATCGAAGATCGACACCCCGCTTCGCGACGCCGCGCGCCAAGCAATCGAGACACGCCGCCGCGCCGCCGCGGCCAAACAAGCTTCCGCTCGCGGTTAAGCCCGCGCCAACCGCGCCCGCGGAAGGCGCACCGATAGTCACAACTGAACAAGGAAAATCGCCTATGACCGCGATCAACAGTCGCGCGGGTTCGTTGCTCGCGTTTGCGTCCTTTGCCGCCATCGCTGCCGCGCAAGGCCGCTTCTTCGCTGAAGGCCCGCCGGTCAGCGTTGCGGAGAAAATCGCCGCCAACCGCGATCGGCAGGAGGAGCTGCTCGCGCTCTGTGAGGAAATCCAGAGCATCGCTGACGCTGAGAAGCGCGAGCTGACGAAGGAAGAAGACACCGACATCGCCGCGCACATGCGCGAATATGACAAACTCGGCCGCGACTCCGATCGCCGTCTGGCGCTCGCCGATCGCACGAAGGATCTGCTTGAGCCGAATGGCCGCAAGACTTCGCCGACCGGTGATGCGAACGATCCTGACTTCAAGCCATCCAATGGCGCGGCAGCCCGTGACCTTGGCACGCTCGCAGAGCGATCGAAGACATTCGGATTCAAGAGCCAGGGCGATTTCTGCCGTGCCGTTGCTCAATATTCGAAGACGCGCGGCGCCACCTTCGATGAGCGTCTGAAAGCAGCGGCCGCAGGCACGATCTCGAGCGAAGGTGCTGGCGCCGACGGCGGCTTCGCCGTCCCACCGGAATATCGCAACGCGATCCTCGAGCGCGTCTTTGGCGAAGAATCGCTGCTCGGCCGCGCAGATCCGATCTCCATCGCCGGCAGTCAGATTTCTTTCCCGACTGACATGACCACGCCGTGGGACGCTGCTGCGAGCGGTGGCATCCAGGCGTACTGGGAAGGTGAAGCCGGCGCCTACACGCAGAGCAAAGTCAAACTTGAGAAGGTCACGACTGAACTTGCCAAGCTGACGGCTCTGGTGCCTGTGTCCGACGAACTGCTCGAAGATGCGCCCGCCCTCGGCGGCTACATCCAGCGCAAAGCGCCAGAGAAGATGGACTTCAAAGTGAGCTGGGCTCTCGCGTGGGGCAACGGCTCCGGCATGCCGCTGGGCTTCATGAACGCACCTGCGCTCGTGACGCAAGCGGCGGAAGGCGCGCAAACCACCGACACGATCAACGCGACCAACGTCGCCAAGATGTTCGCACGCATGCCGGCCAATCTTCGCAACAATGCGATTTGGTTGATCCACCCGGACGCTGAGCCGCAGCTCATGCTGATGACGATCGGCAACCAGCCAGTTTACATTCCACCGGGCGGCCTCTCGGGCCGTCCGTACGGAATCCTGCTCGGCCGCCCCGTCATCCCGCACGAAATCTGCGAAACCGTAGGCGATCTCGGCGACATCATGTTCGTCGATATGACCTCGTATCTGGCAGTGAAGAAATCGTCGGGCCTGAAGTCGCAAACCTCGATCCACCTTTGGTTCGACCAAGATCTCGTAGCGTTCAAGTTCACGCTGCGGATCGGTGGTCAACCGTGGTGGTCAGCGCCGATCAGCCCGCGCGATGGTTCATCCACGCGCTCGCCGTTCGTCACCCTGGCTTCGCGCTAAGCGAAAACAACAGGCGCAGCGCTAACCAGCGCTGCGCCTCTTCTTTCACATCGATTGGAGCTTTAGCGCCATGAACGGCCATTTCCTGGACTCACACAACGTTCACCCGGCAATTCTGCCCGTGGACTCTCAAACTGGCGCCGCCAGCGGCATCGTCGTCAGCCTCAAAAACGCAGGCGGCGTCTGCATCTTCCTTATGAAGAAGGCTGGCACCGCAGGCGACGATCCGGTCTTCACGATCACCCAAGCAAAGACGGTTGCCGGCGGCAGTGAAAAGGCGCTCCCGCTTCCAGCGAACCGCGTTCGTTCGAAGCTTCACGCTACAACTGTTCCCGGCCTCTTCACTGATGTCGGCAACGCTGCGGCCGCGGGCGGCACCTACACTGACGATACCGCGGCGGAAAAAGCAGGCATCATTGCGGTGCACATCAACGCCGCGGATCTCGACGTCGACAACGAGTTCGATTGCGTGCGTCTCGCGATCCCCGACACTGGCTCTGGCGGCGCGCAGCTGATCGCCGCCTGGTACACGCTCTTCGATGCGAAGTACGCTGGCGCTGGCATGATCTCGCCGATCGCCGACTAAGCAGAAACTCGACGGCATTGTTCAAAGGGCCATCGCTTCGGTGGTGGCCCTTTTCGCTGTGCTGCCGTGAACAGAGGAGCCCCAAATGGCACGCGAACAAAGCAAAGTTTATCCGCCCGGCCAGACCGGCGAAGGCAAGCAGACGGAAGTCGAATTTCGACGCACCGTGATCTTCGAGTGCGAGGGCCGAAAGAAAGGTCCGAAGTTTCTCAAAGGTCGCAAATACACTTTCGACGACGCCTTCGCTCAGCGTTGGATCAAGCGCAACGCCGCATTCGACACTTCGGAGTCGCCGCCCGTCGAAATGGGTGACGATGAAGAACAGCAACGGCCGCCGGTGCTTGAGAAAGGCGCCGCGTCCGAGGGTGCCACGGTCTAGGCCCTAGGGGCTCTGGGGCCGTCCTGGCCGCGCGCGCCGTGCCTGCCCTCCCTGGGTACGGCGCGCGCAACTGCAGAAGGTAACGCGAAGATGCAACGCAAAGTCGTAAAATTCCTAAGCACCGAACAGTTCGAATGCGACGGCCGCAATCAAGGCCCGATCTTCGAAGAAGGCAAGGAATACGACTTCGAAGCATCGTTCGCGGACCGCTGGCTGCAGCGTGGCGTCGCCGAGTTCGTTCGCGAATACAGCGACGATCCGGTCATCGATGCGGCTGATCCGGAGCAAGTTGCCATCCTGCAAGACGCGATCGACGCTCGTGATGAGCGCCAGCACGCAGAGCTTGCGGACTCGCTGTCTGAAGCTCGCGCCAAGCTCGAAGCGCTGCTCGCCTAATCATGCGCCTCTCACCGCGCATCGCATCGGCCGCCGCGGCTGACGCGAACCCAGTTACGCTCGAAGTGGCGAAGGAATTTTGCCGCGTCGAAGACACCAACGAAGACGATCCTGAACTGACCTCATTCCTCGCGACGGCATTCGCCTGGTTGCAGCCGCCCTTCGGTTGCCTGCGTGTGTCAATCGGCGAGCAGACTCTGCGCCTCGACCTGCCCTGCTGGCCGTCGTGCTTGCTCGAGCTGCCGGCTGGCCCAGTGCAGTCGATCTCGTCTGTGAAATACTTCGATCAGTCGAATGTTGAGCAAACGCTGAGCAGCTCGCTCTACTTTCTCGACAATGACGCGCTTGTCTGGACGGACACCTTCTCGGCGCCGTCGATCTACAGCCGCCCGAGCGCGGTGCGCATCTCGTATGTCGCAGGCTACGAAGACGCCGACAACGTTCCGGACGTCATCAAGCTCGCGATCAAGCAGTGCGTGAAGCACTGGTATGACAATCGCGACGCCGTGCAGGCCGTCGGCGCCATGAACATGATGCCGCTTGGGGTCGATGATCTCATCGCCTCGTATCGGGTGCGCTGATGAAGGTTCGGTTCAAGACCAATTTCGATTGGAAGCCCGAAGGTGATGCTCGGAGCTATCACCTCGCCTTCCGCGCCGATCGCGGCGTCGATGGTCGCGGGCTCTACACGGTGACGCGCGAGTGCGGCGCTGCGGCGATTGCTGCAGGCGTCGCTACGGCTGAGGAGCCTCAACAAGATGCCCCGCCAGCAACGCCCGCCGAATCTGAATGATCGCGTCCGCGTCGAGCGCCGCGGCGATCTGATCGACCAGAACGAAGTCATCCTCTGGGATGAAGGCGACGAGCTCGAGCACGACGACGACACGCCGATCCAAACCGACGAAGAGACGATCGGCGACGGCGCCGGGAATTTCGAGGGCGACTGGGTAGGCATCGGGCCTGCGGTTCTGCGCTGCGAACTGAAGCAGATGGACTTCGGCAGCGACGAGCAAGTGATTGCCGGCAAGCTTCGCGGCGTCGAGCGCTGCACCGTCACGGTGCGTGTGTCTCGGTTTACTCGATCGATCACGACTGACGATCGCTTCCGCGTGCCTGGCACCGATCGCGTTCTGAACATTCGACACGCCCCGCCTCCGGCCCGCTCGAACTTCATGACGTTCAACTGCGAGGCTGGCGTCGCGACATGAGCGTTCGCTGGGTTGGCCGGGAGCGGTTGAAGAAGCGCTTCAGGAAACTGCCTGAGGTGGCGAAGGAAGAGGCTCGCAAGGGCTTTGGTGCGGGCGCCGACGAAATCGTCGCGATGATGAAGCGCAGTGCGCCGGTGGGAAAGACCGGCAATTTGCGCCGCGCCATCCACTGGATGTGGTCGAAGGTTCGCGGCAAAGGCGGATTGATCGCGCTTCGCATCCGGGCCTGGAGCCCGAAGGTGAAGTACGCGCACCTGGTTGAGTTCGGAACGGCGCCACACAAACAGGGCGGGCGCTTCAAAGGCACAGAACACCCCGGAACGCGGCCGCAGCCGTTTTTCTTTCCGAGCTATCGAGCGCTGAAGAAGCGCTTCTTGAATTTGCAGCGTCGCGGTTTCCGAAAGGCGATCGCGGCATCGAAGAACGTTTGACGGAGAAGTTGCGCGATGTCCCTGAAGACCCAATTGTCGGCGGCGATCAAGATCATTCAGACGTCGTCGCCGGATGGCGGCTCGGCTCGCGTCGAGCAGACGGTCGAAAAGGTTGTCGAGCTGCTGAACGGCACCGGCAACACGCAAGCCGACCTCGCCTTCGTTGATACGCGCACGCTTGCGTCGAACACCTCCGAAGACCTCGATCTCGCCGGCGTGCTCGCCAGCGCGCTCGGCTCAACGATCACGATGGCGGAAGTCGTCGCGATCCTGCTGGTGTCTGACCCTGCGAACACGATGAACCTCACACTCGGCGGCGCAACCGCCGAAGCGCAGCTCTGGTTCGCTGCGGCTGGCGACAAAGAAGTCGTGAAGCCCGGCGGCTTGTCGATGCACTACTGCCCGGCTGGCTGGGCGATCACTGCAACGAGCGCTGACGGCTTCAAGGTCGCCAACGCGAACGGCGCGTCATCGACCTATTACATCGCGATCATCGGCCGCTCGGCGTAAGCATGAGCGGGCCCGACGCGGCGCTGCAGCAAGCCGTCTTCAAAACGCTCGCAGAGAGCGCGGACGTGCTTGCGGCGCTCGGCGGGGCTGATGCGAAGCGTCGCGTCTATGATCGCGTGCCGGCGAAGTACGTTCTGCCGTACATCACGATCGGTGAAATCCAGATACTGGATGACACCCATTGCGAGGCAGCGTGGGAAGCGTTCGTCACGACACACGTCTGGTCAGACAAAGTCGGCAAGCCTGAAGCGCAAGCGGTCGGTGCAGCTGTTGGTGAAGCGCTAAACGCTGAGCTGCGGCTTCCCGGCTTCGTATGCGTCGACTGGCAGTTTCGCAGCCGTAGCTACATCACCGAGCCCGACGGGCTCATCACGCACGGTGTCATTACGCACCGCTATCTGATCGACCAGCGCGCCGAAGATTTCGTCGAAATGGTTTGGGATACCGGTGAGCAGATGGGCTGGGACGACTGATGAGCACGCTGAAAATTTCAGCCGCAGGTGCTCACGCCACAGTCGACGGCGGCGATAAAATCCCGGCGCAGAAGCCTGGCGATCCTGGCTATCACACGGTCACCGCGCTTGCGGCATACATGCTGGCGACGCTTGCCTTCGATCCGGCAGGCTCGGCGGCGGCGGCACAGAGTGCGGCGATTGCGTCGGCTGCGGCTTCACTCACGGCGCACGCAAACGCAGAGGACCCGCATCCGACATATCTGACCGTTGCGGAAGCGGCGGCGGCTTTCGACGCCATCGGCGCTGCGGCTGCGGCTCAGGCGGCAAGCCAACCGCTCGCGGCGAACCTCACGTCATGGTCGGCGCTCGCGCCCGCAGCGAAGCAAGACGCCTCGGCCAATCTCTCGGCGTGGTCGGCGCTGGCGACGAGCGCGAAGCAAGATCAGAGCGCAAAGCTCGACACGATTGCGGGCCTCGCTTCGATCACGCCGCTAACGCGCCTTGCCGCATCGGGCGAAACTGTAACGACGTCAAACCCGTTGCTCGATCTCGCGCAGACGTGGAACGCGGGCGGCGTCACGTTCACCGGGTTTAAGTTCAACGTCACAGACACGGCGAGCGCTTCGGCGTCGCTATTGTTTGATTGGCAAGTCGGCGGGGCAACGAAAGCGAGCCTTCGCAAAGATGGAATCTTCAGCGCGGTAAACGTCTATGCTCTTGGCAGTGGCGGGTTCGCGCTTTTCAACGACAACGGCTTGCAACTTCGTTCTGCCGCATGGATTGGCTGGACCGCCACAGGAAGCGCGCAAAACGCAGCCGACACTATACTTGCCCGCGACGCGGCGAACACCCTCGCGCAACGCAACGGCACCAACGCCCAAGCCTTCCGGCTCTATAACACTTACACTGACGGCTCGAACTATGAGCGCGGCGGCATAGAGTGGGTTTCAAACGTACTGAACGTTCGCGCGCAGGCTGCAGGCACCGGCACGCAGCGCAACATGCTGCTGGGCGCAACCAACCTTCAGTTCTGGTCTGGAACAACGCTCGCGCAGCGCTGGAATATCGATCTCAACGGCCACTGGCTCGCGCAGACCGACAACACCTACGACATTGGCGCGAGCGGGGCGACGAGGCCGCGTCACATCTATCTCGGGGGCTCAATCTTAGCGGCTGGCGCTGTCGGCGGCACGTCCGGTCTAGCTGGCGGCAAAAGCTACGGCGCAATTTCGTGGTGCGAATTGGGCGCGGGAACGACCGCTAAGTCGCAACTAAATTTGGCGAGCGGCGTCGCGCCAACGTCACCAGCGAATGGTGACATCTGGTTCGACGGCACCAACCTGAAAATGCGCATCGGCGGCGTGACCAAGACTTTCGACATTGCATAGAGGCGACATGAAACAAATCACATTCACCCTCAGCGAAACCCAAGCCCAAGCGCTCGCGCTTCTCATCACGCGGGGCGTCTCTGCGGTCGGCGCGCAGATCGCGCAAGGCGGAGCGGCAGCGTTGAAAGAAGGGTCGCGCGTGCTCGTGCAATGCGACGAGGTTGTCGACGTTATCAACGCGGCGCTCGCGAAAGCGGCAAAGCCCGACGCGCCGATCAATCGCGCAGAGCGTCGCGCCACAAAAGACAAAGCCCGTTGACCCGAGCTGACGCCGCAAACACGGCAACCTAAACTAGACATCGAGTTCACCGCCCGAACCCTCGGGTCTCTTTCGCCGCCCCGGCTCAACAGCCGCGGGCGGCTTTTGCGTTCCCAGGAGATTTAACGCAATGACGACGGCCACAACGGTTCGCGGCTCGCAGCTGCTCATCATGGTTGGTGACGGCGGCGATCCAGAAGTCTTCGCGCACCCGTGCTCGATCAATGCTGAGCGCGGCTTGGCGTTCGCGGCTGAAACCCGCAACAACAACGTGCCGGATTGCGATGATCCAGAAGCCGTTGTTTGGCAGGGCACGGAAAAGGCCTCTAAGGGCGCAACGATCACCGGCTCCGGCACACTCAATGCCGCAGATCAGGATCTCTTCGACGACTGGTTCAACGACGAGTCACCGAAGAACGTGCAAGTCGTCACGAACATCACTGGGGCCACTGGCGGCCGCAAATACAGCGGCGCCTTCCACCTCACGCAGTTCGAAATCACCGGCAACCTCGGCGAAAAGGTGCAGTGCCGCATCACGCTTGTGAGCGACGGCGCCGTGACGCGCTCGAACAACACGTAAGCCACATGGACGGCAGCGCGAAAATCGAGCTCGAATGGGCTGACATGCAAGGGGCCGGCAGCGGCCGCAAGCATGTCTTCTGCCTCACCATTCGGTGCCTCGAAGAGCTGCAGGACAAGTGCAACGCGGGCCCGCAGGCGATCTGGCAGCGGCTCGTCGATGGCACTTGGAAGATTGCTGACGTGCGCGAGACGCTTCGTCTCGGCCTGATCGGCGGCGAGATGAAGCCGATCGATGCGGCGAAGATGGTGGAGCGCTATTGCGACTCCGGCTCGCTGCTCGAAAACGTCATCTACGCCCGCGCCGTTCTGCAAGCCGCGCTCGCTGGTCCGCCGTTAAAAAAAAAGCGCAAGCAGCCGAAGCCGACACCGGAGACGACGACGAACGACGCCTCATCGACTTCGGAGACATCTACCAGTTCAGCGCCAGCTTAGGCTTCACGCCGCAAGAAACGGGCCGCATGAGCCTCTGGCAGCTCAAGGCCTGCGAGCAGCCTGATCCGAACGAAGGCCCTGACGCCCCCACCCCTGAAGAGCACGACGCTCTCGTCGCGAAGGCTGCGCTGCTGCACTAAATGGCGACTGATCAAGAACGCCTGCTGCTTCTGCTCGAAGCGCAGACGCGTAACTTTGAGCGATCCCTCGAACAGTCCGAGCGCCAAGCGGAGCGCCGTTTCGCCGCGATCGAAAAGCGCGCGAACACGATGGTTCGCAAGATCAATCAGGACTTTCAGAACTTCGCGGACACATCCCGCAACACGCTTGCCGCTCTCGGCGTCGGCTTTATTGCACGCGACGTCACGCAGCTCGCGGACATCTGGACGACCGTCGGCAACCGCATCGCGACCGCCGGCGTCGCCGCTGAAAACGTCGCCGCGACGCAGCAAGCCGTCGCCGACATCGCGTCACGCACGCGCTCCGATCTCGACGCTACCGCCGATTTGTTCGCGCGGATGTATCGATCGAGCGAAGATCTCGGCGCCTCGCAAGAGCGCGTTCTTCGCGTTACCGAGCTTGTCTCGAAGGCCCTGGCGGGCGCCGCACAGTCGGAACGTCAGGGCGCTATCCGCCAGCTCGGCCAAGGCCTGGGCGCCGGCAATCTCGCAGGCGACGAACTGCGATCAATCCTCGAAAACTCGCGACCGATCGCTGAGGCCATCGCGGCCGAATTCAACACGACCGTCGGCAATCTGCGCGTGCTCGGCAAGCAAGGCGCGCTGGAAAGCCGCCGCGTCTTCGAAGCGATCGAGCGCGCCGGCGACGACATCGATGCAAGCTTCGCTCGCACGACTTCGACCGTTGCGGATTCCTTCGTGCGTCTCCGCACCGAAGCGGCGCGCTTCGTCGGCACCAACGAGCAAACATCGGCTTCGGTGAAGGGCCTCACGTCCCTCATCAACTTCATCGCCAACGATTTCGATCTGCTCGCCGATGCCGTCGTCGTCACCGCCACGGTGCTCGGTGGCACCTTCGCGGGTCTCGCCGTTGGCCGTGCGCTGATCGCGCTGCAGGGGCTCATCGTCGAAATGACGACGGTCTCGACGCGCGCCGCGGCCATGCAGAAGGCCCTCACCTTCTTCGGTGGCCCGCTCGGTATTGCGTTGACCGTCGCCGGCGGCGCAATGGCGTATCTGGCGACGCAGACGGACGTCTTCGCCTCAAAGGCTGACCTGGTTCAGCGCGCCGAAGACAGCCTCTATCGCGCGCTGCAGGTCATCACGAACCTTGAGGTAGCGTCGGATGGTGCCGCCGGCGGTGTTGGTGACGTCGCCGACGAAGCCAACCGCGCCGCGAACGAACTCGACGCGATGACGGGCTCATCGACTGACGCCGCTGGCGCAGCCGATGATCTCCGCGAATCGTCGCGCGACCTTGCCGAGATCCAGCGCGAGCAGACGCTTGCAACGATCGACCAAGCCATTGCCGATCGCGAGGCGATGATCGCAGCGGAGCGTCGCACCAAAGCGGTGCGCGACCTGAACGCAATCCTCAACTCGGAATACGACACACAGCGCGAAGGCTTGGGCCTTCCAAGCCGTCAGGAAATGGATCGGCTCAGCGAAGCCGAGATCAACCGCACCGAACAACGCATCCAGATGCTGGAGCGCATTCGCGGCCGCATCGAGCGCGGTGAGCTGCGGACGGCGCCAACCACGACTGAAGAGGGTCGTGGCAATCGCAACGGCGACACCAACGGCGACGCCGCCAAACGCCGCCGCCAGCTCGCCGATTTGGAGCGCCAGGCCGATCTGACGCTGGCCCGCCTGCAGCACGAAGAGCAGCGCGTCCGCGAGCTCGAGGATGCGGAGCAAATCGAGAAGCGCACACAGGCTTATGTCGAAGCCGGGCTTGCACTGACGCAAGCGCGGCAAACCGCTGAGTCCGAAGTCCGCGCCGAACGCGCGGCGATGAACGCCGAGGCGGAACGCTCGTTTCAAATCTCGCGCCAGCAAGACGCGATCGATCTGGCGCGCATTCAAAACAACACCGCGTTGCTCGATGCGATGTCGGATCAGCTCGAGATTACGACACGCACCCGCGACAACATCGATCAGATGGCGATGTCTGAGGCGGAGGCCGCGGCTGAAGCCCGCGCCTATGTCGAAGCCCGCCGCGCCGCGATCAACCTGGAACGCGAGCACGAACTCAGCATTCGCGGTTTGGAGACGGACGCAGAAGCAGCTCGCCTCAGAGGCGACAGCCGCGCCGAACAGGCGCTGAACCGCCGCCTCGAACTCGAATCGCGCATCGCTGAATTGCGGCGCATGGGGCTCGGCGAAGAAGCTGCGGCGGCACGCGCTCAAACAGAACTCGACACGCTCGAGCAAGCGGACCTGCAAGGCAAATTCCGCGACTGGTTTAGCGGCGGCGTCATGGCCGCGCTCGACGGCGACCTCGACGACTTCTTCGAGAACTGGATCCGCGAACGCGCCGCACGTGGCCTCGAGAATGCGCTCGATAGCGTCGCTGACATTCTCTTCGAGAGCTTCAGCGGCGTTCTGTCATCCGTCATGCGAAGCGGCCAAGACGGCATCGGCCAAGCTATCGCGGCTGTCTTCACAGGTGGCGCCAACAGTGGCTTGAACGCACTGAGCGACGGCTCAGAGAAGGCCGGCGAAGCGCTCGGCACCGTGCTTGCGTCGGCCGCGGCGAACGCAGCGAGCCAAGTCGTGACCACTGGCGTCGCGGCTGCGGCGTCAGCGGCGCAGGAAGCTGCTGCAAGCGGCACCAAACAGGCGGCAGCCAGCGTTCAGATCAATTCGATGCTGAGGCTCGCAGCGTCTGCGAATTCTGCGGCGGCGGCATTATCTAGCTTGGCCGCAGCAGGCGGCGCGTCCGGCAAGGGCGATCTGCTCGGCGGAATTTTGAAAGGCTTCACTGGAGGCGGCGGCGGCAGCAAAGGCGGCGGCATCCTAAGCAGCGTCGCATCGATCTTCAGCTCGATCTTCGGCGGCTTCCGCGCCGGCGGCGGTCCGATGCAGGCAGGTGTCGGCTACATGGTCGGCGAACGTGGCCGTGAGCTGGTGATTCCGCAGACGCCGAGCTTCGTGGTGCCGAACCACATGCTCGGCGGCGCCAGCGTCACTGTTGTCGATAAGACGGTGATCAACGTCACCGGCGCGAGCACTGCGGAAGTGGCGCAGCTGCGCGCAACTTTGCAGCAGGATCTGAACACGCGGCGCCAAACGACGGTGCAAATCGTGCGTGACGCGGCGCGGCGTCCGCGAGGGCTTGGCTGATGACTATCACCTACCCTCGCGCGCTCCCCGCGTGCGGCGCCAATTCCTGCGACTTCGAACTGCAACGCCAGGAGGTCATCGGCGGCGAAATCGGCGGGCGCATTCTTTCGAACGAACTTGGCCCCGCACATTGGCGGCTGAAGTTTGGGCGTAGGCCGACAGCTGAGGCCGACTTCGATCTCTGGCGCGCCTGGCTTTCATCGCTGCGCGGCTCCGGCAAGCTCTTCTACGGCCGCGACATGCGCCGCGGGAAATGGCCGCGGGCGTATCGCACCGGCTTCAGTGAGCTGACGCGCGCCGGCGGCGGCGCATTCGATGGCACGGCGACATCGATCGACCTGACGGACAATTTCGTTCCGGAGGTTTCCGGCTTGCCGGCGGGCTTCGTGGTCAACGTCGGCGACTATCTTGGTTTCAGCTGGGGCTCCGATAGCGGACGCACGTTGCATCGCATCGTCGAAGGCGGCGTTGCCGACGGCAGCGGCGTCGGTGCGTTCACGGTTGAGCCGGAGATTCCGGGCTTCGTGCCGGGCGATGCCGTGGCGACGTTCGCAGCTCCGACGTGCCTAATGGTGATTGTGCCTGGCTCCGTCGATCTGAGCGCTGACGACGGCGATCGGCGCGTCAGCTTCGAAGCAATTCAGCACTTCGTCACGACCTAAAGGCCGACAGCCCAATGAAGACGCTTCCGAGCGAAGCTCTCGACGCAATCGAGGGCCGCGAGCTTATTCATGCCGGCGCAGTGAAGTTCGCGTTTCCGGACACGCCGGTTCGGATGTGGTCGGGCTACGGCAACTTCGAGATCAATTCGGAGACGTACGAAGGCGCCGGTGCTGTCGCGCTGATTACACCGACGTCGTCAACGATCGGCGGCGCCAATGACGGCCTGACGATCACCGTTTCCGGACTTGATCCAGTCGTCGCGCAGACTGTTGAAGACACCGACTATCACCAAAAGCCGGTGACGATTCACCGGCTGATCTTTGCGCCGGACAAGAAGACGTTGCTTGGCGCCGCCGTCTACATGCGCGGCCGCGTCGACACGATCGTCATCTCGGAGAAGGTCGGCGAGGACTCGTCGCTTCAAATCCAGGTCGAAGGGCCGCGCCGTGACATGAACCGGCGCGGCGGACGCATTCGCAGCGACACCGATCAACGCGCACTCGGTGGTGACGCTGGGCTGAAGCACGTTGGCACCGCGAAACGCAAAACACTGAACTGGGGCAACAAGCCTTCGACCGTCGGCAACAGCATTCCTGCCGGCACGACGGTCGCCGGCGTGCGTCTG